GCCGTCGATGTAACCAACGGTTACCGCGCCAGCAAAGTCGGGGTCGGTAATTTGCGCGAACACGCCCGTAGTGGCGTTGTAGATGTAGCTGAGTGGGTTGCACGCAACGAACAGCTGCGTGCCGTTGTCGGACATGCTGACCGGGCCAGACCCGCTTACGGTGCCTAATACCGTGGCGTTCCACGCGGCGTCCACGCGGTACAGCGTGTTGCTGGACACCACATAGCCATACCCACCGTACTGCCACATACCTCGGACGGGGCCAGACCCAACGGTTGCCAACAAACGCAGCCCCGGCGCGCGGTTGAGGAACCCAACGTCTTTGCCGTTTTCCGGTGTTGCCTCTGGGTACAGATTGACCATGCGGTTGTCCGCAGCGTTGACGCTGCGAGCCACATATGCCTGCCCCAGAATCGGCGTTTTCATCAATAGTTACCGGCAAACACGTTGAACCGCTGGCGGGTGCCCACGATGCTGTACGGCAGCCCCATGATGTCGCCGGGGCTGTTGATACGTTTGAGGTTGCGTTTGCTGGTCATAGCGATGCGCGACACAGTGGGCGACGGCTCGACGCCAAACTCTGGCGCCAGTTCGCACGCCAGATTGTATTTGAACGCCCGCAAGTAGCCTGGCGGAAACGCCAGTACAGTGGACAGCGTTGATGCGCGCGTTAGTTCTTCCACCGAAATGAAATGCCACTCCAGCGCCCGTGTCGGCACGGGGTAGACGTACATCTCAATGTCGGGGTACGTCATGTTAATCCAGACGACTTGCGGGTAGGTGCTGGTCACCGTCTTGACCGCAATGCCGTCGTACTGCTGCTGATTAATCATTTTGATGCCCAACGAAACACCCGTAGTGGCGTCGCGCATGTACGTTGAGTCATCAAGCTGGATGGGCCGGTTGCCTTCAAAATCACCAGACGGCCCCAGCGTGCGGCTGATGGTACTGGGCGGCCAAGTGAACACTTGGTCTTGCGTTGAGAAGACGCTAAGCCGCTCAGTGTTCCATGAATCAATCATCTGATTGAGCGCGGCAAGCGAGTCTTGAGAAGTGGCTGGGGACGGCGTTTCGCCTTCCGCAAGCTGGCCGATTAACCGTAGCGCGGCATTGATTTGCTCGCCTGCCGTGGTTTCGCTGGTAAACGGGACCGCTGGGACAATGATGGTCATATTGGCTTACCCTTTGAAGACGACGGCAATCAGCAGGTGGTCAAGCTCGTGCAACATCAATCGACCCTCTGCACAATGAAGTTCGCCTCGTTGTTTTGGTGGTCGAGTGCGCCGCCGGAGTTCTGGTACACCTCAACGCTGAAGTAGTCTCCGGGCACTGCGGCATTCAAAACTGACGAATGCATGGTGGATGATACGCCTGCCGCGTTGCTTGGCTGGGTGACAGTGGTGCGATCCAACCCCGCACCGTTTTTTTGGATGCGCGCTTGCCGGTTACCAGTTGCGTTTCCAGCAAAGCAAAACTGAGCACTGATACGATAAGTGCCCGCCTCTTTGATGTAAATCTTGTCCGTGTTCGCGCTGATGCTGTGCAGGCCTTGGTTGTCAATCTGGTTGGTGTTCCAGTTAAGCGTTGTGTAAGCGTTGTTTGGGATGGACTGCACCGCGCTGCCGGTCACATAGCACAGAGACGGCCCGATATTGGTAAATGGCGTTGTGACGCCCGGCCCAACCGAGCACGAAACCGCCGTGCTGGCGAGGTTGGTGTTGTAGCCAGTCGTGGTCGGCAGAATTTTTGTAACGTCAGTTGCAAATCCTTTGTCAGTCGTGGGCACCGTTTGGTTATCGATCACTTCGCATGAACGAAAACGAACGCCGCGAGGGTAGGTGTCGAAAGTGTTAGGTGCCGTGCCGTATGCCACGTTGCCGGCCATCACTCTGAAACCCTGCGCGAAACCTGCGCCAGCGCCTCCGGTACCAAGGCAGTTAACGACTTTGCAGCCAACAATGTCGATGTTGCCAGTTGCGTAGGTAACATTGACTGTTGAAGCACCGGGGGCGCTAATGACAAACCCGCCGCTGCCTGAATTGTTTGCGATGCAGCCAGTCACTAGCCCGTCGTGCGTGACGTTGGCGAATTTGAAACCCCAGGTGCCGGCATTGTTTGCGGTGCATCCGCTGATCGTGAATCTTCGGTTGCCCTCGTAATAAGCCGGCGTCGTGCCGGTGATTACGGCGCCGCTGAAGTCGTAGCACTGGTCGTTGTTGGTGCTGTTGCACCCAACGATTGAGCAATCCCTAACTTCAGTGAACAGAAATCCGCGCGTAAATCGATTGGTAGGCACGCCCGCCAAAACGCATTGCAGGCTGTTGACGTTGCAATTAGCGACAGTGAAATTGGCGCAATCCGAAATATCGAATCCATTGATAATGTCATTGGTAGGGTCTGGACTAAACGCCGCTACGCAATCTCTGACTAGGCAGCCGTCAATCACGAACCGTTTCGACTGCCGCACCTGAATTCTTGACCCGCTTCCGTTGCCAGTCACCGTCACGTTGGTGATGCGGAAGTTTTCATTATAAGTTCCGTCGGCGTTGGTAACGCGCAGTGCATTTTTGCTGCTGTCGTCGCTGGCTCCGGTGTTCTGCGTACTGCCCATGTTGAACAGGCAGTTATCGATAAACCAGTTGGACAGGTTGTAAATCCACAGCGTCGCCACGCTGGCCGTGGTCGGGCTCAGCTGGATGAAGTTCGCATTACGCAGGCCCACAAACGACGTTGGCTGCATGGTGCCGTTGATGGCGTAGGTGAGCCCGCCGCCATCCACAATCTTGCCGCTCTGAAGCGCCAAAAGCATGGCCGCGCGGTCATCCGTTACCCCATCCCCAACCGCGCCGAAGTCTTTAGCGCTTACGCTTTCGCGCAGCTTGGTCTGGACGGTTGTTGCTACCGCGCCGGCGCCCGCCGGAAGATAGCCAACACTGTTGCTACCGGAAGGGGCTAGGAGGTCGTCAAGTTCAATGGCGTTAATGGTTACCGTTTCAAACCCTGTCTTTGCCACCACAAGGTCGTACAGCCCGTTGGCCGCATAGAACGACACCTGGCCGGTTGAAGTCGAAAGAAACGGGTTTGCCAATGGCGTGACGCCATTGTCGGAATACAGCGTCGCTAGCGTCGCTGTGCCAGACACATATACCGTGCAAGTGGCTAGGCTAAGAACCCGAAGCGTCGAGTTGGAGCCCGTGGTCGAGGCGATGAAATTGACATATCTCTGCACGGCAAAAAACTCCTATGCGGCTGGTCGGCGGCGGCGCTTAGCCTCTAATTCGTTGACCGGCGCTTCCGGCTCACCGGGAGTATATCGCACCCAACCATTGCATTCATCCGCCTCCGCTTCCGCTTCCGCGATAGCGACTTTGGTGCCGTGTTTAGGGTGTCTGAGGTAGATGTGCATAAAGAAAACGGGGTGGTTACCCACCCCGTTCCTATTCGCTTTTTAGGCGATTCGGTATAGCGTCCAAGAGCCGTCGCCGGTCTTGCGTGCGCGAAACGCGGCAGACGTGACAGTCGCAGCGGTTGCCGTGCCCACAATCGTCCAACCCGTGCCGGCCGCTATAGTGGCGGTAGAGCCCGCCGCATTAACCAGGTTCAGGTCAAACCCGCTGTCCACTTTTACGTTAGGCAGCGCAGCTTCAAGCAAAGCCACCGTAGGCAGCGTCTGCGTGCCCGGCGTGCCGCTAGGGACAACAATCAAGCCGGTAAGCACCTGAGCCGCCGTCAGCGTTCCTGCCGCAGTAACCGAAGCCGGCGCGCCCTGAAGGACCAAACGCACCTCAGTGACGTTACCGTCAGTGGTCTGATACCCGTTTCCAGTAGAAGGAAATGCCATGATATTTTCTCCTTAACCCCAGATGCGGCAAGCCATCGGCGGGCGAATGGTCGCAAAACCATACAGCACGTCGATACGGCAAGGCATACGGTCGTTGTTGATGTCGTACTGACGAACCACGCGCAAGCTGATGCCGTTGTGAACCTGGCGGCTAGCCATGTCCACGCCCTGCGGCAGCAGAAGGTCAGCGGTTGCCAGCGTGATGGCGTCCTTGTGGTACACAAGGTTCTGCGGGTACTGGGTGGACGCCGTACCAATAAAGGTAACCGCCGCGTTGTCGGCAGGGAACGAATCCACCGTCGCCAGTGCGTTCGCGCTGGTATAGATGGCCGGCGAAATCGCCACGTTCGTCCAAGCGCCCGAAGACGCAGTAGCCAGCGAGGTCACAGTAAACTGCTGAAGCGAGCCCGTGGACTGACGGGTCTGCGGGTTAACCGCGAACACGTTCGCGATGGTGAACACGTCACCAACAGCAATCGTTGCTGAAGCGGTGCCGCCATCAAGATTGATGGTGGTGGCGCCCTGAGTGCTGACCGCGCCGTTCACCAGAATGGTGTCGGTCGTGGACCGCGAGCCAGTGGTGTGAGTCGCGATGGACTGGGACATGTTGATTTCGTCCAGACCCAGAATGCCTTCACCCATCATGCCGTTCTTAAACTGGCGGCTGATAGTGCCGGTGGGGTTGAACAAGCCTTTCATGCCTTCGACCAGACCAGCGTTAGCCGCCGGGTTGACGGTGGCGTAGCGCGGCGACATACCAGCAGCGGATTCGTTCAGCTTCTGGTTGGCCTGCAACAGCACCAGCGAGGTCGCTGGGGTGGTGCCGGGGGTGCCGACCGACTGGAAGATGTTTTTGTAGACGTTGGCGACGTCGGCATCAACAGAAGAGGCCAGCTGGCTGACGCGGGGTTTCAGCACACGTTCGGCAAAATCATCCAACTGCATGGTAAGTTCAGCGGAGGTGAAGTTGACGCCGATGTGCTTCTGCGAAGCGACAGCGAGGGTGGTGAACTGTTCGTTGTCGTCCTGCACCTGAAGGGCGGCGCCATCGGTGACAAGCGCGCGGTCGGGCAGACGGATGCGGAGGGTTGAGCCAATTTTGGCGCCCTCAACGGCGAAGGAATCGTCGTATTGACGGTTCACGTTGCGAGAAAGCACAAGGTTGTTCTCAAGAATTTCGAGAGCCTTCCGAGTGATCATATCAATCGTAAGCAATGAGTTAGCCATTATGGGCTCCTATTAGCGAAATTTTTGCGCTTCCAGCTTCTTAATCTGGCGTTGCCGCTCGGCTTCAATCCACTGACTGGTCGTCATGCTCTTAATCGAACGCGGGTCAGTGGTATCAAAACTCGGTGCCGTAGCACCACGCGGTTTGCCCGGTTGAATCGGCTCAGGCGCGTTAGATACCCGTTTTGTTACCGGCTCGGCGACCAATTTGGCCTCCAGCCGACCAATTTCTTTGGCCTGCAAATACGGCGATAGCCGGGAAATACGATCCGCTTCTTTCGGATTAGACCCAAGGTAATACGCCAGGTCAGGTCCAATGTCCGAAGAATGAATCGTCTCAGCCATCACGTTCGTAATCGGAAGATTCGGGTTGTACGCAACCTGTTCAAAGTCATCGTACTTGCCCCGCGCTTCTTCTTCGCGGTCGTGATAAGCCTCAAGAACCTCAGTCTGCTGCTGCTGAACCGTCCGCTGCTGAATCAGTTGCTCCGCTTTACGCGAAGCCAGCGCTTCGGCGTAAGCCTCTACGCTTTCAAACTGGTCAGCTGGCGGCAGTTCTGCCGGTTGAGCCGGCGCTTTCTGCTGCTGAGTTCTCTCCCACTTACGCTGCTCTCTTGCAAGCCGTTTGCTGACAATCGCATCAAGTTCTTCTTGTGTGAAGGTCTTGGGCGCTTCTGCCTGCTCCTCAACTTCCGGCGCTGAAACATCGGGCTCAGGTGCTGCCGTCGCTACCTGTTCCGGCGCGGGTACTTCCGCTAATAAATCCTCACCACTCATCACTGGCTCCTAAAAAGCCCCCGGTGAACCTCGCCGGTACGGTTGTTCGCAGTTATACGAGAAAAATCATCACGGGGCAACAAAACCCTGCAAGTTAATATATACCGCGCCAGCGCCAGACGCGGTTAGCGTCAAGACTTCCAACAGGGTGTTGGCGGTGCTTTTCAGCGGTACGTTAAAATCAATGTTCATGGTAGGCAAACCGCCGGTCGGAATCTTTGTCCGCCAGATGACCGTGCCGCCCGCGCCATCGCGGATAGCCAGTTCGGTCGCCGTAGTCAGGGCTTCCGACATCACCTGAATGTTGGAGATATAGTTGCGAAGCGAAGCACCAGCGGCTGTCTTGACCGTCACCGCCGTGGTGGTGTTAACAATACCAGCCGCCGCCGCCGCATAAGTCCAGCCCGCTTCTGGCGTGGTGAACGGCATCACGGTTAGCAAGCCAGCGCTAGTCATGGTCAATCTGGCCGCATCGCCCGCAACAAACGTAATCGGCGGGGTGGCCGCTGCGCGTACTACGCCACCAGCAATAAGCGGGTTAGCCGAAGTCGCTGCGTCTTCGGCGGTTCCGCCGCCGCTCACAATGGACACCGTGTTGATTTGGTTTATTAGAGTGGGTATGGGAAGTAAATTCATTTGTAGTAACTCACGTTAAGAATGCTACCGCCGCCTATTTGAATAAACCGGATGCGAGTCAAATCGCCGTCGTACATCAAAATTGAACTGGGCTCAAGCCGCATACCGACAGCGGCTGTAGGTGCCACACCATCATCGCGCCACCGCACGGCGGTCGTTTCGCACTGAATCATTGCCACAGTTGGCGTGCCAACCATGCCTAAAGTGTCGCGCGTAGGAATGGTCAACGCAGTGCTAGATGCGGGCACCGAAAGTTGTTGAAACGGAAAAGTACTTGTAACGTCTTTAATCATGAAAGGAACCTCAACTTGTAGAGAGTGGACAAATACAACTCTACGATACCATCAATCAGGTTCTGCAACGGCGTGTCAGTCTTGGAACACACGGTGTACCTGGCGGCTTCAATCTCTTCTACCTGATTTTGCAGGAACTCCACCACGTTGCTGGTCTTCTTAGTGGATTGCAACGAAATAGGGCCAATCAGGCCATGCCGGCCCTGATAGGCTTCAGCAAACCCGTCCGCCAAGCCCACAATGCCTTCGTAGAACTCTTGCAACGCCTTGTGTTTGGCATAGCTGCGAGTGTTCAAATGCACGCTATGCGTCACGTCCCGCGCCAGAAAGAACAGCCCTACGAACTCGGCGCACTTCATTGCATCGGCTCCTGCTGCATCATCTCAGGAGGCATCTCAGGCGGCATCGGGGGCTGTTCGCCCATCATGTCTTGCGCTGGCATCTCGGGCATCCCAGAGTTTTGCGGCATCAGGTCGCCGGACTCCATCATACCGTGGATAGTGCCTAGCACCACATCCTGCACTTGGTCTGGCGTCATGCCCGCCATCGTGGCGCTAATCCGCTTCGTTTCGGCTTCATAACGCTTGATGTTAAGCTCTTG